GTTGGCAATGCCATAATTCCCATTCTGAACGCTATTATACCGGCTGTTAGTCAGGTCGTTTTGTGGTTCACCAAGCTCTTTAACATTGTCGGGCAAGTGATGAATCTATTATTTGGCACGGCTGTTGGCATGGCAGACGCTGAAGCGGCAATGGCGGATAATGCTGAAGCTACCGCTGCGGCAATGGGAGATACGGCGGCAAACACTGAAGCGGCCGGTAAGGCGGCTAAGGGCGCGCTGGCAAGTTTCGACAAATTGAACGTTCTAAGTCAGGATACAGCCGGCGGCGGCACCGGTGCTGGGGGCGGTGAAGCTGGGGGCGGGCTGCCTTCACCTGCTGAAGCTGGCGGGTTGAACGCTGAATTAGACACGTTGGCATTGAAGCTTGCGAAAATATCAGGCATGATAAAAGACGCATTCCAGGCGGGCGACTTTTCGCAGCTCGGGTTGCAATTATCAAATGGAATTATCGGAGCGCTTACGAGCGCGCGGGAGACCATTCAAGGCTTTGACTTCAGGCGGATGGGAGCGGACGCCGCCGACGGATTCAACCGTGTCGTTAATTCTGTCAAAACATTCCTTGCAAACATCAACTTTCTTCAAATTGGAAGGCAATACGCCGGCTTAATCAGCGACGCCATCAAAGGGCTGCTGGATACTGTTATTGGATTCTTGCAGAACGCTAACTGGCAGAACGTCGGTACTACTATTTGGACTGGCATAACAAGTGCTATTTCTTATGTTTGGGGTTGGATTACAGGCGTTGATTGGGGCGGGATTATATCGAGAGTGTTCGAATTGCTGGGTTCAGCTCTCGGGGCAGCCACTGGTATAATCGTTGGTCTCGGTACGGCTATTTGGGAAAGCCTGAAGCTGGCTTGGGAAAAAGTAAAAGAGTATTTCGAGGGCTTCAAGGATGAAGCTGGAGGCGATATTTGGCAAGGCTTATTAGACGGCATCGTCAATGCCGCCGTTGGTATTTATGAGTTTTTCCGTGACAAGATAGTTAAGCCGTTTATAGAGGGCTTCAAAAGGGCATTTGGTATTGCATCGCCTTCAACGGTTATGGCAGAACAGGGCGTCGATATTATCGAAGGGCTAAAACAGGGCATAGAGGACGCTTGGAACGCGGCTAAGGGCTGGTTCGATGAAAAAATAATCGAACCACTGAAGAGGTGGTTTAGCGAAGCCTGGGACAGCATTAAAGGGTTTGCCGCTGACACGTGGACTGATATAGAAACCGTATGGACTACCGTCTCAACCTGGTTCTACGATAATGTGACAGAACCGGTAAAGGGCTTTTTCTCTGACGCGTGGGGCAGCATATCAGGATTTGTCGCTGGAGCCTGGGATGATATACAACTTGTTTGGAACACGGCTTCCAACTGGTTCTCTGACAATGTCATTGAGCCGATAAAAAATGCCTTCGATACCGCCTTTCAGAAAATCAAAGAGTTTGTCGAAAGTCCGTTTGTTAACTTGGGAGAATTTGTCAGGGGGATATTCAATGGAGTTATCGGATTTTTGAACGGATTACTTACCGGCTTGACCAGTGGGATAAATAGCGTTATCAATGCCCTGAATGGTATCTCGTTCTCTATCCCGGACTGGGTGCCGCTTTTTGGTGGGCAAAGTTTTGGGGTAAACCTGCCAAATGTTAGCGCGCCACAAATACCGCTTCTTGCAACCGGCGCGGTCATTCCGCCTAACGCGCCTTTTATGGCGGTTGTTGGGGATCAACGGTCTGGAACTAACATTGAAGCCCCAGAGGCGCTTATTCGTCAAATTGTCAGGGAAGAAGTCGGCGGTATGGGCAACCAGAATATCACGATCACATTCGGCGGGACAATGGGAGAGCTGGTTAGGCAATTGAAGCCGCACATTGAACGTGAGAATAGTCGGGTAGGCAATACCATGTTAGCGCAGGCTGTGAGGGTATCATAATGCCAGTACGTGAAGATACGATCATTATCGACGATAGAGAGTACGTTGTTCCTGTAAAAAAACTGACCATAAAAGCGGACGCGCTTGATAAATATGCAGAACGAACCGTAGACGGCGACCTTCACCGAGAGATGATCGGGGTTTATTTCAATTATGAACTTGAGTTTGCCAGTGGCTACAAGTTTCCGGAAGAGTATAAGTTGCTCTGGAAGAAAATAACCGAAGCAGAGGAGTTTCACACCATTACGCTTTGGGATGAAGACGGAACGCACACGTTCACGGGCTACTTTGCTAACCCGCAAAACGAGATGCTGCGAATCAAGAATGGCGTCACTTATTGGAAGTCCATGTCCGTGTCGGTAGTTAGCAAACAGCCGACTAAGGTTGCTTAATCATGGCAAACACTTTTCCGATTATTCAGCTTCACATCAATAACGAAATCGTAGAGTTTCGGGATAAGGCTGTGATTGAAGCGGAGGCGGTGCAAGAAATTCATCCAGTTGGCATTGAACTTCCATCGTCAACTGCAAGGATAAGGGTGTGGCTGGACAATACCGTTGTAGACGAAGAAGGTAGAACGCTCAGGGACAAATTCAGCCCGTTTTCGGACGGTGTCTACTATCAGTCCATGACCACCGGTCTTATCGTTGACATCCGCGAGTCTATGAACGGCGTTGAGCACATGGTCGGGCGGTTTTATCTACAAGAATGGCGTAACCCAAAACAGGGCGAGTTGGAGCTGGTTTGCATGGACGCTATTGGCACGCTCGATAATAAAACGTATCTTGGCAACTTTTACGAATTGCCAACTCCTGTAAGCACTATTATCGCCGATATTATGAAGTCGGTTGACGTTGGATATGAGATAGAGCCAATTGTTGCCAGTAAGCAGCTAAAAGGTTACTTGCCGGGCAACAAGACCCTCCGTGAATCGCTTCAGCATGTATTGTTTGCTTGTGGCGCTTATGCGGTTACAGCCGGATCAGATAAAATCTGCATAAAGCAGGGCATTATCCCGCTTGCGAAAGTGGTTGAAACGATAAGCTACTATGATTCCGCAAGCGCTAAATATGACACGTCGAACGTATTGTATTCCGACCAAGTCGTTGATATTTTCATAACCGACGACGAAAAGACGGACTCACAGGAGCTAACTATTCAGCAGCTCGTCACGGCGGTTCAAATTTCAAGTCATGATTATGCCAAAGGCACGATTGAAGAAGAAATATTTTCCGCGCTGCTTACTCCCGGCGATTATATGGTAGTCTATCCTAAGCCTTATCACTGGGTAAGCGCTTCTGGTATCGGCGATGTTATCACTTATCTCGGAACGGCTAACGGCGAATGGCTCATTGACCCGGCGTCTATGGATGATTATATTCTCGGTTATACCATTTATGGAGAATTTGAGTTTGGCGTCAACTATGTATACCTGCATGTTCCGGCTGCCGATCCCATGCCAGAAGTGCACGTGGTAGGCAAGCCCTGGTTAGATGGAACGCAGTTAGTAGAATGGATTAATCCGGACGGCGTAAAAAACTATAATGAGGGCTTTGCGTATGACGCGTCCAATGCTATTTACGATCTATCTACCTATCGCCGTGACTGGAGCGTTTACGCTCCGCCTAACGTTTGGAAAATAGACAACGCTACGCTGCTGCCGTTCATCCGAACCGGCAATGAAGAAACGGTGAATCTTGCGCTTGCCAGAATCGCTGAATACGCCAAATTGCGCTATCAGCAGAATAGTAAGCTGTTCCCGCGCTCCGATGTAAAGCCCGGAAACCTCGCTGTAATAGATTCGCTTTATGGCAAGGATATTGTCGGGGTGATTGAGCGATTGGTAAGTAATTTATCGGGCGGATATTTGATAGACGCTGAGCTTGTTGGCGTTGAAAGGACTATGTAATGGCAGAACCTGTAACCAAGAAAATTGACACCCTTCCGGCGATGACAGACGCGGTGGCAACTAATGATAAATTGCTGCTCCTGGATGTGAGTGCTCCGGCTACTACAATGACGAAACTTATCACCATGAATCAGGTTAGAATCAGCTCGGCGGCTCAACTTGACGCGAACGTGGTAGAAAACGCAAAGATAAAAGATGGGGCTGTTTCCACCCCAAAACTTGACCAAACCGCCGGAAGTCAGGCGGTTGCGACCGGAACGATTAGAGATAATGCGGTCACCTTTGCCAAAGTGCAAGACGTGGACGGTTATTCAGTTGTTGGTAGAAGCGGCTCAACAGCAGGCGATGCTGATGAAATCACTGCTGGAGAAAACACAGTCCTCGGACGAGTTGGGTCTGGAAACGTTGCATTTAATAAATTGGCTACTACTCAACTTGCAAACACTAACGCGCGCACGGTGATAGGCAATGCGACAAACGCCTCTGCCACTCCATCGGCAATCGCAAGTAATACTGATGGACATGTACTCAGACAAAACGGCGACACCCTCGGCTTTGGCACGCTTACTGAAAAATCGCTTGCAACCGGTGCGGTAACGGCGGGCAAAATAGCAGCGGGTGGTGTTAGCGCAAGTTCACAGTTTGCAGCAGGGGTGGTGAATACGGCAGCACTAAAAGACCTGAACGTGACTGGCGCTAAAATTGCCAATGCCACAATTACAAATGACAAACTTGCAACTGAAGTCATCAATGATATTAACAAAAACCTTGTTTATATACAACTGTTTCAGCCGGATGAAGCGGTCATTACTACTTCCGCAAAGGCTTATTTCTTCGTGCCTTCTTATTTGGCAGGTAAAAAGGTGAAGCAGCTTGGAATCGGCATAGTTTCGTCTTCAACCGGAAAAACCGTAACGGTGGCGCTTGGCAGTTCTTATGGCAGCGTTTCTGGAGTAACATCCGCTGAAACGGCAAATACGTTGAATTATACACTTCCCGCCGCGTTAACAAAAATACCGATTAATGTAACCGTGACAGCCGGCACTCCGGCGCCGCAAGGGTTAGACTTTTGGTTCCTGGTGATTTGATATGAGCTTCACATTTATCTCGAGAAAATCAGGGAAAATAGCAAGCGGAACGATTGTCCTGTGGTATGGCTTGAAAGCAGACATCCCAGATGGCTGGGAATATTACTCTGCAGCAGCGGGCATGTTGGTTATGGGTGCGACAACTGTCAACACCACACCAGTTGGATCAACCACTCACACGCACTCATATTCTGACCCGACTGGCTTGGCTGGCTATCACAAACACGTTTTGAGTGATGCTGGCGTAACTATTGGAGCACCAACTAATATGGTAAGACCTTCGCATTTTGCTACTACTCCAAATGCAGAGATCGCGGCGGATACTCATACTAACCATGTGAAAACAGTAGTTCCACTGTACGCCGCAGCACATAGCCACTCATTGTTGGCAACGGGCGGTGCAGCCAACCTGCCACTTTCAATTGGGCTTTACTTTATCAGGAAGATATAACTATGGACTTACCAATCGGCTCAATAATCATGTGGAACAAGTCATTGGCTGAAATTCCTACTGGCTGGATTATTTGCAATGGGAATGACGGCACGCCCAATCTACAAGGAAAGTACGTAGTCGGGGTAAGTGAAGACGCTGGGCGTGGGGAAACTGGCAACGCCACCCACTCACACACCAACTCAGTCACAGTTGCCGGAGGTAACCATGTCCACGACGTTGGCGGTCTTATTGAGGGAACGGTTAGCGAGGTTGATGTTACTACCACTGGTGGCGGGACTCAAAGTGGCATTTCCCCGACGCACTCTCACGATGTAGACATGGATTTACCCGCTTCCGGAACTCATCAGCACACGACATCAAGCACAGTGGCAGAGGATAACGACCCGCTTTATCTGCAACTTTATTTCATTATGAGGAAACTATAATGGCAGACTTACCCATTGGCTCAATTGTCATGTTTAGTGGCACAACCCCTCCAGTAGGCTGGTATGACTGTGACGGCTCAACGCATAGCGGGGTGGTTACGCCTAACTTAATTGGCAGGTTTCCAAAGGGTGTTCCGTCTGGTGGAACGTTAGGGGCAACTGGCGGAAGCAGCACTCACACTCACACTAACCTTGATACTGGTTATCAGACGCATGGACATGCACAGGTAAGCGGCACAACCGTAACTGCAAGCGGCACAACTGTTAGTGAGATTTGGGGCGGTGGCACGACATCAGGCGTAGGCTCTCACACCCACCCAATAACAATAGCCGCTCTTACGAATCAGAATAGCCATAAACATACAACCCCAAACACAGCGGCTGGATCGTCCATGCCGCCTTATATCAGACTGCGCTATATCATGCGCTGCGAATAGAAAGGAACTAAATTATGGCAGCAACTTTTCCAGGTGGAGTAAAAGTATTCACAACTAAACAGGCGGGTGACCAAATCGCATCCGCGCATATCAACGACTTGCAAGCCGAAGTGGTGGCGGTAGAAACGGAGCTGAGAAAGACTACTGGCTCGGTGGTGGATCATGGCAGTTTGGCTGGACTGGCAGATAACGACCATCCTCAATACCAATTGCTACCGACTTGGAAAAATTATTCACCGACAGTAACATCTCAGTCAGGAACGTTCACAACAGTCAGCGCAACGGGATATTATTCACAAATTAACAAGGTTATGAATGTAAAAATAAAAGTCGTTATAACCGACAAAGGCACAGCCGCAGGAAACCTGGTAGTTACGCTACCCACCAGCGCAAAGACTTTACTCACCGATGCCGGTTCTGGATTCTCATATACCACCGCGTCAAACATCAGCACAACATCATTGTTGGTGGCTGCTGCCCCTGCATCGTCGCTAAGGATTAATAAAAACGACGCTACTACCTGTATAGTCGATGGACAAACGATTGTTGCAAGTATGACCTACGAGATCGCATAAGACTATGACACTACCATTCGGCATTGACATTAGCAAGCACAATTACAGTCAGGACGGCAAGCAGAAGCCGAACTTCGACACGATCAACGCCACCTGTGACTTCGTTGCGGTCAGGGCTGGCATCAGTTGGGGATACATCGACCCGTGGTTTGCCTACTCTTGGGCGCACATCACTAAACCGCGTCTTGCCTATCACGTCATTTACCCTGGCGAGATTGCATCGAAGCAGGCAGACCACTTCCTGAACATCGTACGCCCAGAAGCGAATGACCGCCTTGTTCTGGACATGGAGTTAGATCACGGCTACTCAAAGGCACGCATCACCGACACGCTGCTGGAATGCGTAGAGTTGCTCCTTGAAAATACAGGACGCTATCCCATCATTTACAGCAGAGCTTCATGGATAAACCAGTTTGTGGATGTGAGCAGGTTGCCGAAGTTGGACTGGTGGCTGGCTGGGTATCTCAAGCCGCTTCCAAACCCGTTCTACACAAAAGAAGCAACTCCACCGCCTGCATTGCCTAACGGCGTAAACTCTTGGCTCATTCACCAGACCGCAGAGAAAGGCAACGGCAGTGCGGTTGGTGTGGTTAGTCACTATGTTGATACTAACCGATTCAATGGCACGCTGGAACAGTTGCGTGCTTACTTCGGGCTGGGCGAAGAAACACCTGAACCAGAACCACCGGTTGAAGTTGAAGACAAACTGTTTGACGCGAAGGTCACAACGACTCCGCCTAACCGCCTCAAAACGCGCTACACGCCTGCTGGCACAGTCAGACCTGAATCGGACTGGCTTCCATCTCAGGCAATCGTGCCGGTCTACGAAACACACTCGACGGGCTGGTGGAGGGTGGGGCACGAAGCTTGGGCGAGCTCGGAGTGGTTACAGCGGCTGGGCTTACCGCTACCTATTACAGAGAAATACTACGGCGCACTGTACTGGCAGCGCGATCCACGCTGGAAGGATAAGCCACTTGGCACGTCAGGCACAATCGGCTCTTATGGCTGCACGATGACGGCAGAAACAAACGCGCTCAACCAACTTGGCATTGTGACCAATCCGGTTGTCAATAACGCTTGGCGCACAGCCAACGGCGGCTATCGTAACGGCAACCTGATTGTCTGGGAAAAGGTGACGGAGCAGCATCCCAACATTATCTGGGAAGGCAAGACGTGGAATCCAACTGATGCGCAAATAAAGCAGAAAATCGCTGATGGTTGCCCGTTGGTGATGCTGGTAGACCACAACGAAGGCACACCCGCTCTTGACGAGCACTGGGTAAGCAGCATTCCATCCCCTGCTGATGATGATGCAATCTGGATACATGATCCGTGGGATAACTCGACCATCCGCTTGCGTGACCGCTACAAAAAGCCAATTCAACAGTTTTCAAGTTATCGGAGGGCACTATGACCTTCGTTATCAATTCAAACATTCAACCTATAGGAGAATAACTAATGGCAACTTACAATAAATTTCAATGTTTCGTGGAGGACTTGGCCGAGGGGAAACACAACCTCGGCTCGGATACCCTCAAGGTCGCGTTTTCCAACGCTACCAACGCCCCATCTGCATCGGCTCATGTCAAGCTGGCGGACATTACCACCATCGCCGCGCCTGCGGTTGATACCACGACTTTGACGGTATCGAGCTCAAGTCAGACTTCCGGCACGTACAAGTTGGTTGTAGCAGACCTGACAATGACCGCATCTGCAGATGTTGGACCTTTCCAATATGTCATTATCTACAATGACACCGCTACCGACGACCCGCTCATCTGCTACTTCGATTACGGCTCTGAAGTCACGCTCGCCTCTGGCGACACATTCAAGCTCGACTTCGGCACAGAACTGTTTAGCTTGGCATAATCGGAGGTAATAATGGCAATCGTATACTGCTCATGGGCAAATGGCGACGATACCAACGGCACGGGTACGGCTGCCAATCCATATAAAACTATTACTAAAGCCTCCACTTCGCGCGCTGCTGGCGATGAGGTCAGGGTTGAAAAAAGCCCTGACCCGACCGCCCTGACTGGCACGACTGCTTGGACACTGAATGACACGAGCGTTACTGGCACTAAAACGCTCTTCACCAGCGAGCTTGCTATCGGCGACTTCATCTCCGCCCCAGATGGTAATTGGTACGAAGTCATTACAATTAGTTCTGATACCAGTGCAACGCTTTACAAGAAATATCCATCTAAAACCACAAGCGGGCATGCCAGTCAAAAGTTGGGCGTAACAGATACTGGGCCAGCAGCTTCGAGTACAGCGCAGGTTCAAGTGGTCAGCTCATCTGGCAGCTCATCGGCATTTTTATCTATTACTGGCGGTTGGGATTTGTCTACCGAAACACAAACGGGACAGACTTGGTTCAGGCAGAAGCACATCACGTTTAATAACCGTTATGGCTACGGGTTGTATTTGTCGAGTAAAAGTTATGTTAGTTTAGATAAACTTAACTTTTTGCGTTACAACTCTGGCATCTACTGCTACAGCAGCAACAACAACACCATCACGAGCGCAACCTGCAACTCGAACGGCAGCTACGGCATCTACTACAGCGGCAGCAATAACAACACCATCACGAGCGCAACCTGCAACTCGAATAACAACTCTGGCATCTACTACAGCGGCAGCAATAACACCATCACAAGTGCAACCTGCAACTCGAATAACAACTCTGGCATCTACTACAGCGGCAGCAATAACACCATCACAAGTGCAACCTGCAACTCGAATAACAACTCTGGCATCTACTACACCACCAGCAGCAATAACAATACCGTTTATTCCCTATCAACGACTGACAACACAACGGCTGGTATTTATTTCGATAATTGCACAAACATCTGCCACCAAGCCACCATCGCCGAAAGCACAAAAGTCGCAATGGGCACAACCCATTACACAGACGCACGTCAATACATCAACAACTTGGGCGGCTATTCCTACATCTACGGCGATTATGCCACCGCCAACTCGCAGGCAGCTACGGCTGGCGGGACTGGCAAAGAATGGAAGTTCGCTATCACGGATGCGGCAAGAAACGGCGGTTATCCCTTCTATATTCCCATTGCGCGCGTAGCAGTCGGCTCAAGCGGGAAAGTAACCGTCAAGCTTTACTTCAAAAAATCGGGCACTGGTATCGCGGGCGGCTTGCGCTGCAGATGGGGACAAATCGCGTGGAGCGATGGAACGAGTGATATAACCGTCACTTGCCCCGACAATACCTCCCGCAATCAAGTGACGCTGGAATTTACTCCTACCGAGGCAGGCGTCGTGGAAATTGAAGCGGGCGCGTGGTATGTGAGTGCAACCGACCAGAACATCATTATTGACGATATTGAAATTACACAGGCATAGTAATTATGGCGCTACCAACTAAAACTGACGTGCAAACAATGGATTACTCCTATGGGGGTGTGCCATTTGTTTCGGTTGCGGCTAAGGCAGGCATTGATTTAGACACGCTGGATTACTCCTACGGCGGTGTGCCGTTTTGGGGCAGCAGTGGTTCTCAAAACCTGACACTTGCGTGTGACGCTGGTTCGTATACGCTGACCGGCACGGCTGCCACATTTACGGTGCGGCGAAACTATACGCTCACATGCCAATCGGGCACGTATGCGCTCACAGGTACTGATGCAGCATTCGTTCTGCAGCGGACTTACACGCTTATATGTAATGCTGGGAGTTATACTCTAAGCGGATCAAATGTTGATCTGATAGTCCAACGAAACTATACTCTTTCGTGCGATGCAGGTTCTTACACTTTAACAGGCGCAAACGCCGACCTGGTGGTTCAACGTAATTACTCGCTTATATGCGAAGCGGGTTCATATTCAATTACCGGTTCAGACGTTGGCTTATTCAAAGAACTAATATTATCGTGTGAAGCTGGTAACTATGCTATTACCGGCACTGATGCCGACTTGGTAGTGCAGCATAACTACACGCTCAACTGTGAAACAGGTTCTTACTCATTAACTGGGTCAGACGCTGACCTGGTAATACAGCGCAATTATGTGCTATTGTGTGAAGTAGGCACATATCTCATAACTGGCACGGATACCAATCTCATAATCCAGCGGAATTACACACTAAATTGTGACGCGGGCAGCTATGCGCTCACAGGCTCTCCAGCGGCACTTAACTCTGCAAGAACAATGGTTTGTGAAGCCGGCTCATATGTACTTACCGGCATGGATGTTAATTTTATTATTGCCAGAAATTACACGCTTACCTGTGAGGCTGGAAGTTATGCTCTAATAGGCTCGAATGCCGATCTCACGGTACAGCGCAATT